TGACAACCGCAATAGCGGATTTATCCAGGCGTCTCGACTTCGCGTTCTTCGCTTTGGCTACGTCAGCAAAGCCGGCTAAGTCAACAGCGATGTAATAATCACCAAAGTCTGGTTCGTCTCCAAACTGTATCCAGTTCTCTTTAAAGATCTCAGAACCGAGAGCTTCAAAGCTCGCCATGAACTCCTGCCGAAACGCATAAGACGACATAGACTTCTTGGCCGTATCAATTTCCACAGGATCAAGTAGTGGATTATCATACGAAGTAAAGTGCCATGCTTTGTAGGTATCATCGTCTTCTAAATCTGCATATTTATACAGTTCATAGAAGTGATTCCGTCCTTTTGGCGTACCAATAAACAAACACTGGCCTTTCTGGTCGGCAAGTGCCGGCCTCAAGACCTCTTCCCACACTTGTGGTTTCATGTCAGCGTATTCATCCATTACAAGGAACTTCAAAGAAACTCCTCGCATGGTGTCGGGTCTATCAGCCCCCTTCAATGATATCGTTGCACCATTGATCAATTTAATTTGCATGTTGTTGACATGCGAAGACGAGATGATCGGATGCGCGAGCTCTAACAAAACTCCCCACATAATGTCCCTAGCCTGCCCCTGGGTAGGAGCAACATAGAACACATGACCTCTCTCGGCCTCTAACGCATTCAATATAAGCAACCAAGCCGCCAAACGAGACTTTCCGCATCGACGGCCTGCTGCAACTACTTTAAAGCGCTCTGTCGCCTTGAATACATCTTGTTGCCAAGGTAACAGTTCAACGTTTAATTCTGACATTAACTAATCAGTGGTGTTTGATTGATCGTGCCTTCATCGCGATCAGGATCAACATACTCTGCAACCAGGTCAGGGTCCATAAATAGATCTTGATTAAACTCTAAAGGCTGGTATGTATCCGCTACTGCTTTTGCTGTGTTCTTAGCAAGTTGTTCTTTAGGCAGAGCGGCTACAGGCTTTTTTACGTCTTCATCCACCTGAGCAATAATATCCAAGGGAATCACACCCTGTTCAGTATAATCACGAACAATATACTTGTTTGCTCTATTAACCCACCCCAGTAAATAAGGTAGTTTGCTCGGATCAGACATGGTGATGTCTAAATAGAAACGCTTACGCTCTGTTGAATAATCATTTGTATTCACACCAGAGTCGTTGATAGCCTGCAACGTGTTCGATCCAAGAATTCCATCAACATCAGCACCAACAATGCCCTGGAGTAACTTTGTAGCCTGTGGAGCTCCGGCATTGACCGCCATGTCAACCACGTTCTTTTGAAGCTCCTCGTTCTCAATCTTATCATAACCTGGACGATAGTAATAATCTTGAGCATAGAGCTCCATAGCGTCTTCTTTCGTTAGATTTTTAATATCATCTAACGTAATCTCATCAACTGATACGTTTTTGAAGGCTGCTAAAGCGTTCGGTGTAACCCCGTAGTTGGTTCCAAGTAACTGAGACCCTGCATAGTTACCACTGTCGCCTGGGTCGTCTTGAAATCCACCTTCATTGTCAATAATCCTGTCCAAGATACTTTTTACATTACTCGGGATCGACATCGATAATTTCCCCTTCTTCCTCAGATCCAATAATTTTAGTTTCCCCGCCAACACCAGTGATGGTAATACTTACTGAACTCTTTCCGCCGGTTGTTTTATCTTTTTCAAAATAACTAACCGGCAGTACTCGGTCAATACACATCTTTAAGGCAGCCATTTGTCCTTGATGATCATCATTCAAAGCAATGTCTATAATCTTTGTAATGACTTTATCACCCGAAGTTGCTAACAAACGAGCCTTAAACTCGTTAATCCTAGCCGCGTCTCCAGGTGGTCTACCTCTAAGACCTCGATTACCTTTTTTCTTCGCTTCTACATCGGTCTTACGAGGTCTTCCACGCTTCGGTTTAGGTACCTGTACGGATTCGATTACTGTTTTACTGTCATCACTCATCAATAACTCTGGACTATCAATAGTTTACCCAAGATAGTCATAGTCTATCATAGATCTCTTCACAAGTCAAGTTAAATGTCAAGCCCTTTTTAATAAAATTATACTAAAGTTATAGACTATTTAGATCTGTATAGATATCAAAGGCTTAAACACCCCCTACCCCTGTACGTTTTTACAGCCTTTTATTGATTTATTCAGGCTGCAGAGACTGTTGAGTTGCTTCATTTTGCTCTTTAGCAAATCTATGCGGGTGCACCAGAAACATAAAACTCGGCAGGGGCTCCCCCGGGGCCTACCAGACTCCATAGGGCTTGTCAATACTACTTTAGTCTATTAGACCAATGGACTAGTCAGACTCTACAGAGTTGGCATAGTTCTTGCTAGGCTGCAGAGTTGGCATAGATCTTGCTAGACCCCCACCGGGTAAAATAGTTGGCATAGTTTTTGCTAAGCAAGAATCGTGCCAACTAGTTAGAGCTCGCCGATTGTATAGACTTATCAGAGCTGCAGAGTCTATAGAGAAATACAATAGTCTGTAGAGTTGACAAGTGTGAAGGACTATGCAGGACCCTATACGACTAAAGTATAATATACAGCTTGGATGACTCTGATACTATGGTAACCAAGTTAAACAAACGGAGAGTAATATAATGACAAACGCTCAAAGAATCACACTAGCTCGGCAACATCTCGCTAACGGTAATCTATTAGCGTACAAGCGCATGATGGAGTCAAACATTCGATCGGCAATGTCTGACAAGTCTGTTAAGCAATTTCAAGAGGCCTGGTTAGAGGACCAAGCAACAATCAAGCAATTAGAATCAAAGTTTCTGTAGGAGTTAAGACCATGAAACGTTTAGTCGGAATCGCAACAAGCAAACCAACACGCAAGGACCTCAAAGGATTTGTAATGTACGAGGGCCCTAGTGCTCTCGACGCTTCGCCAATTGTTGTCATTGCAACATTAGAAACAAATAATCGGAAGACCGGGAACATGGTGCAAGTTTGGATCTTGCGCTCTGATACAAATCCGGTCGAAGCAACAAAGACCGGCGACGACGCTGCAATTTGTGGGACTTGTCCTCATAGACACTTCAATGGTGGTGCGTGTTATGTAAACGTCGGACAAGCGCCGAACGCTATTTATAAAGCTTACAAGCGCGGACGCTATGAGCTCTTCAACAAGGACCAACACGAGTCATACTTGCAGCATCGCAAGATTCGACTAGGCGCCTATGGCGACCCGGCTGCGGCACCATTCGAGGTTATGGAGTATCTAGCACATATTGGCATAGGCTGGACCGGTTATACCCACCAAGCGAAGCACAAGCGTTTTGACGAACGTTTCTTGTCTCTTTGTATGGTTAGCGCTGATTCGCCTAAACAAGCGCAAAAATGGCAGGATAAAGGCGCACGTACGTTTCGAGTTGCAATGGTAGGCGATGCCATGATGGACAACGAGATCGAATGTCTATCGGATTCTAAGGGCCTATCTTGTTTAGATTGTGGGTTATGCGACGGAAACAAGCGCAAAGCTTCGAGCGTAGTTATAGCCGTTCATGGTTCTAAAGCGTCCAGCTTCAAAACCTCTACTTTGATTCCTTTGGTGAACGTATGATAGAGTCTAATCTATTCGGTATCGATAACGGAGCGGCTCTTTTGGTCGCTCTGTATGCAATAGCCTGTATCGGCTGGTTAATACTTAGAGGATATAAAAAATGACACCACAAGAAAGTAAAGCTTATTCCGATTACTACGAAGTCTCGGAACATTACCCAGACTTCGACGACTATGCCGAATGGGTAGACGAAGCAGTACTTGGCGAATTTGTCGAATTATATTGCTATAGTTCTATTGCTGATGAACTAGGCGAGAACGTTTCGATGGGTCGTATATTGAATTGGTGGTCTAACCAACCGCCCGAATATAAAAATACTATGTTATCGGAAGCATACAAAGAGGGTTGGCGTGTTGAGCTCTTAACCGAGATACGCGAAGAGAGCGCGAGAGACGCCGCATTTGGTTATTAATGTACAGAGACACTCTGAAGCGCTGAAAAGCGCTTACGGAGTCTTACAAGCCGTTTAAGAGGTATTTTATGAACTGTTACAAAGAGAACTACTGGCAGAATCCTTGGGCCGATGAAGAGAAACGCTTTAAATGGACCAAAGAGAAAGAAGACTATTTAGTCTCTGAATGGTTGAAAGAAACCAAAGTAGCCGAAATTGCGGAACATTTAGAAATTACGGCTCGATCTGTTCAGCGCCACATTGCAAAGCATCGAGAGCGGTTAGGGTTGGCTGCAAGACGTGGGGGCGCGCGGAAACAACCAGATAAAGACTTTGAGCGTTTATGGCTGGGACCGGTACCACATAGACACTGGATGATAACGAAGCGTTGGAGCTCTTAATTATGTACGATACAGATCCATTCACATTATTAATTCTAGCGTGTTTGTTCTACGGTTTTGTGTGGGTATTCTTCGACTCTGATAATTAGCGTCGCATAGCTTTACACTGGTTTTCGTGCTACTCTCTTTTATCTAGTTAACCGATGAAGAGGAATACCCGATGCGATGCAAAGCTTGTGACAAAGCTTTAACAGACTATGAAGCGACGCGCAAGTCTATAACGACTCATGAATTCTTGGACCTGTGTAACGCTTGTTATAGTTATATAAAGGAAGACATTTATGCAATTGATAACCCAGATAATATTAATATCCATGACGTTATTGATATTAATAATGAAATCTGATACCCTCTCTATATAGTCTATATAGCCTATGGTGTCTCTTATGTTTATTATTAATATATTATAATAATAACTATGGAGTCTATTTAGGCTAAATAGCCGGGACAAGGACAGAACATGGATACAAAAGACTTTGAAGTCGCCGCACAAGAGATGTCATTGCACATCGCTCTTTGCGTCGCATCGCAATACATCCATTCTTGGAGTACAGTAGAGCTCTTGGAAAAACTTCAAGAGTACATTGAATCCGATTCGGCGTGGGATGATGTACAGCGCGCAATCGAACATTTAACGGAGCGTAATCAATGAACGATATTAATACATATATTTTAATGTTAGAACTGAAAAACCGCATCAACGATTTCTTAAACGATCCTGAGCCAAAACATGATACCGTGATGACAGAGTTGGTCGCAGGTAGTGACATAATGATCACAAGCTTGGAGGCGCTTGAGAGCTCTTTAAATAACCTAATGAATCGTTATACCCGCATATGTCAAAGGTCAGAACCATGAGTAAGATCCCCTATGTTGAAAGACCACCGGGCTACACTACCGGTTTAACCGGCGAATGTGCTTATGCTTGGGCCGTGTTCTTAATGAACGAAGCAGATATGAACGAGGATTATCTGGAATACGACACTTGGAAGGCTGCCGTGGAGTCTTTAAAGCCTGCTGAAGGTAAACCGGTTGCTGCTATTATCCACTATGCAAAGCTTGAAGAGGCGTTAGAAAAATATGGCTTTTGTTGAACACACTTTAGAGTGCCCTAAATGCGATAGTAGTGACGCT